CCTACCATCCGCCCCGGACGACCAGATCCAGCTCCCAGCGGGCATTATGGCCAGCGCCATCATAGGCCTATCCAAGGTGGACATACTGCTGACGGACAACATGGACCTTGCCGTGGACGCGTACGGGGACTTCCGCTTGTCCTACGGCATGACCAACCTGGTCCAGGCCCTGAAGCTCAAGTTCGCCACCGAGATGGGCTCCATCATGGCCCACCCGAACTTCGGCATCCAGGCTGTACCAGGGATCTCCACGAGCGACCTCAAGATAGCCGAGCTGTTCAAGCAGATCAACGGCATGATCGCCAGGGACACCAGGTTCTCGGGAGTCCAGCAGATGCAGATCCAGCTCACTGGACCAACCCTCCAGATCGGTTTGCTGGTCGGGCTCCAGAACCAGAACGGAGTGGTTCCGATCACTTTCGTCCTTAATCCAGCAACCGGTACATCAGCCTAATTAATTGATATTATTCGCCGACGCCTGCCTCCTCCAAGAGAGAATCTTAAGGGGGCACTCCCCGGAGGATTAGACAATGGCAAACAACACCCCAGTGGCCTACAGTTACGAGCAGTACCTAAGCGACGCCCTGGCGACGTACGAGGGTAAGACTGGGGTCAACGACCTTAACGAGGGTGGTATTTCCGTAGGCCTGTTCGAGGCCAACGCCCAGATGACCTACCGCGCCACATCCGCCATCTTCCAGGTTCTCCGAGACAGGTCGATCGACCGCGCCAAAGGGGACATCCTTAAGCGCCTAGCAGCCGAGGAGGGCGTGGCCCCGATCCCAGCTGGTCCCTCGACAGGCGTGGTGACGATTACGGACACCTCTTTCGTTAAGCTCGCTACCAAGATCTACGCCGGCGCCAAGGCTCTCAACGTGGGAACGACAATGGTCCCCGTCTCCAACACCACCGGCTGGCCCTCCACCGGGTCGATCTACATCGGCCGCGGAACACCGAACGTAGAGGGTCCGCTCCCATACAGCTCAATCTCCGCTGTGGGTGGCTACTTCGTGGTCAACCTCACTGGGTCAACCGTTAAGTTCCACAACGTATCCGAATCCGTGATCGTGGCCCAGGGCGGCAACCGCACCGTGCCAGCTAACACCGTAGCCATAGCCCCATCGGCCGGCGGCGCAGCCGACGTCAACTTCGCGACCAACGACTCGACAGTTCTACTGGACGGCGAGAACACGGTCACCAACGTGCTCGTCACAGCCCAGCTCCCAGGCCTCGGCGGTAACGTCATCCGCGGAGCGATCCGCTCGTTCGCCAACCCGCCCTTCACTGGCGCAACGGTAACGAACCCGAACCGCTACTCCAACGGACGGAACCAGGAGACCGACGACCAGCTCCGCGCGCGCGTCAAGTCGGCTCGCCTGGCCCGTGGTCTAGGTACCCCGCTCGCGATCAGGAACGTAGTCCAGGGAGCACAGGCCCCAGACGAGCAGTCGATCGTGACATCCAACAACATCATCACTTCCGGTGGCAAGACCACTCTCTACATAGACGACGGATCGGGCTACGAGCGCAAGACTGCGGGCGTGGGCCTGGAGTTCATCGTCGACTCCGCTCTCGGCGGCGAGACGGACTTCCAGCTCGCTACGGCAGGGGTTCAGGCGGGGATCGCTAAGGCGTTCCTCATCTCCGGTAACTCAGCTCCGTTCGCGCTCAGCGGCGGCGAGACGCTCAACATCCTTGTCGGCGGGGTTCTGTCCTCGCACAGCTTCTCTGCCAGCGACTTCCAGGCGCCCGGCGCAGCCACTGCCTACGAAGTGGTCGCATCGATCAACGGAAACGCACTGCTTACTTTCAACGCGGCCACGTCGGCCGGTGGTACCAAGTTCTACATCATCGCTAAAACAGAAGTGAGCGAGTATTTGCAAGTTTCGGTTCCCTCATCTGGCGTGGACGCGGCTCCCCTGATAGGCTTCCAGACCAACGAGGTCGACACCCTGCGCCTCTACAAGAACAACCAGCCGCTCTCCAAGGACGGCCAGGTGGCGTTCGTCATCTCCGAGGACCAGTCCAACTGGTCGTCCACGATCGCCAACGGCGACACGCTCGTGGTCCAGGTAGACAACACAGCCGCCATCACGTACACGATCACAAACCAGGACTTCATCAACGAGGGCACGTTCAGCGTCGTCAGCCCCACCAACTCGCTCCAGTCTTGGATCAACGTGCTCAACGCGAAGCTGACGGGTGTAACCGCGACTATCCAGGGACAAGGGATCGAGCTCCAATCGAACCTCGGCGCCCTGGCTCGCGCGCAGATCTCGATCGACCTCTCATCCAGCCTCGTCTCCAAGGGAATGTTCTCCACCACCAAGGGGCTCAGCTCCGTTGGTAAGGACCAGGACTACCAGTTCAGCCGCAACACCGGCCAGATCAAGCTCCTCGTTCCTCTGTCGGTGGGAGACAGCCTGACAGCTGGTAGCTCCAACACGGCCGCAGCAGTAACCGGCTCCGACATCATCGGCTCCACGGCCGTGTTCGCCAACAACGCGCAGATGTGGATCTTGGTTGACGACCCCAAGGCTATGCCGATCACCACGAAGGTGGCCTCCGGAACAACGCTCGCTGTGAGCAAGCCCGCGACAAACACGATCCGCTACACGTCGAACATCTCCAACGCGTTCTCGTTCGTGCTCCCAGGGGACTACGCGATCATCTGGACGACCGAGATCAACTCGGGCAACCGCCTAGAGGGCCGCGTCCACGCCGTAACAGCTACGACGCTCGACATGGTAGTTACGTCCACAGAGTACGCCGCCGCATCCGTTCAGGGACCAACAGTGTTCCAGCGCGGATTCTCCGTGGTTCGCACTGTCGAGGTTCCTCAGCGAATCACGATCGCAGCGGGCACATACAACATCAACAATCTCGCAGCTGCCATGTCGACCGAGCTGATCGGCGCCACGGTGGGTGTTGAGGAAGATCTTCGCCTAGTGGTTCAGACCGACACACTACAGCAGGACATCGGCTCCGTTCTAGTAGTCACCTTCGACGCCAACGCTATCCCAGCGGGCCTCACAGAAGGGGCATCGGACATCTCGCGCATCTCGCACACAGCTACGTACGAGTCCGGCGCGGAGCTGGGCGACTATCCCGCGTTCGCTCACTCCCCGTTCACATCGGAGGGCAGCGCTAACCCGCCAGACTCCTTCATCTCATCCATGAACACCTCGATCGACTTCAGCGCCCTCGGCTTCGACCCGAACAAGCTGGTCAAGTTCCTCAACCCATACGGAACCGTACACGACGCGCTGAGCGCGCCGAACCAGGTCGTGCAGCTACACGATCTCGGCACCGGCTCTATGGTCATAGACCAGTCCCAGTTCGTCAAGCGCCTCCGCATAGCGGACCGCATGTACCTGGCGTACCCTCTCAGCTTCGGCCCGAACGACCAGATGGTCGTCATCCTGGACTCCGACGCAGCAGAGAAGACCTTCACGGTCCCGCTCTACCGCAGAGCCATCACGAACGCTACCCAAGTTAACAACAACATGACGTTCAACGCGTACGACGAGGACAGCGGGCCGACCACGCCGTTCACGCAGTACTTCCCAGCGGGATTCGACTTCTCGGACTTCCAGGTGCTCATGCAGGCCAAGAAGTCCGTTAAGGGCGGAGCCGCTCAGTCCACCATCCTATACAGATCCGCTCTATGGGGCAAGTCTGGCGAGCGCACGAAGGTCGCCTACGTGTACCCGACCACGCCTAACCAACCGATCTCGTCCGTAGTAACTACCGGCGCAGACACCTTGATCGCGATCTCGCTACTCTCTGGCGCCCCCGTATCCACACAGATCGACGGCACCACTCAGTGGAACATCACGATCACGCCGAACACACCCTCGGCCGGCATCGACCAGGTCACGTTCACTTACAGCGGAACGGGCACCAGCCCGAACCTAGCAGCCCTAGTCGGCGGCGAGTACGTGACGATCGGCAACAGCGGCCAGTTCCTACCACAGAACCAAGGTACCTTCCGCGTGTCCACTCAGGGCGGCTTCCAGCCCACAGCTACGAGCTTCACTGTCCAGCGCCCCAACGGCGCAGCGGTTGCTCAGTCGCAGGCTGCCACCCTGGTGACATCCAACATCCAGTTCTTCCTGCCGGTAGCTACCACAGCGGCTACGCTCGCAGCGTACGTGAACGCTAACCTATCCGACTTCGTGTCTGCTACCATCGTCAACGACGGCGGCACCACTGGCTCCGGGGCAGTTGTTCTCAGCACGTACGAGAACTCGGGCTTCACGGACACATCCATCTACCTCCAAGACGGATTGAACTGGATCAGCTCCTCGAACATCTCGGGTAGCCCCCAGTTCACCCTCAAGCGACCACTGGCGCTCCCATCCGACGTAGGCTACATGTTCAACGGCGGCGAGGAGCTTCGCTTCACGCCTACGACAATGAAGCAGACGGCTGCGTTCCTCAACGTACTCGCTGTGAGCGGCCTCACGACCCTCTCGAGCGTCACCACGGCCATTCGCGACCGTCGCCTCCAGATCACTACCTCGACTCTAGGTTCCGGTGGTTCCGTGCAGGTAATCGGTGGTCAAGGGTCGATCCAGTCGGCCCAGGTTGTCGGTGCAGCGTTCGAGACAGACCTCACGTACATGAAGGCGCTGGCCCTGCGCTCGCAGGCAGCGAGCATGATGGCAGGACAGCTCCTCCGGCTCCAAGCAGCCAACTTCCAGCACAAGTCGATCGGCATCTCCGCTACGTCGGGCGCGTCGATCACTCCGAACGCCCCTGTAAACGGCAGCACTACCATCCAGATCGGCAACCGTCAGATAGACGAGAAGTACTTCGGCGCCCCTCGCCGACACGTGCACGTCGGCGGCAACGGCTGGAAGGTCGAGCAGCAAGGCAAGCTGGTTTGCGTCAGCTGGGACGGCACCGGGTCCAGCCCGATGATCAGCCGCGCAGCAGACTTCAACAGCACGGCCGGCGGCACCCTGGTCACGTACGCGCTCCCCAACACAGAGTTCGTACAGTTCACGATCACCAGCGGCGCAGCCTCCTTCGCGGAAGTCAACATCGGGGACCTGATCACGATCAGCAACCGCCAGAACCCAGCAGACAACGGGATCTTCGAGATCTCGGGCAAGTCGGACGACAACAAGACGCTTCAGGTCAACAACCCGAAAGGCTCCAGCTCTACGATCTCGTCCACGATCACGATCACGAACAACGCCAACTTGGTAGGCGACAGCTTCACTGTCGGCACGATCACCAAGGCTCAGGGGACCGACTGGGCTGTAGGCGTAGACGCCACGGCTACAGCAGCCAACCTGGCTGCGTCGCTCGCCACGATCGCGGGCATCACCGCTACAGCTGCGACGAACACCGTCACACTGACCTCCACGTACGTAGGAAGCCCTGTGCCGGTTACATACAACAACACAGGCTCATCCGGCGCCACCGTTAGCAACTCGCCTATGACCGGCGAGACGTTCGCTGACGGCGACTTCGCGGCCACGATCGGCGTCCAAGAGGGCGACACGGTCATCTTCCGCAACGAGTTCAACGTGCTCAACCAGGGTACATTCCGGGTCATCCGCACGTTCAACAGCTCGTTCTGGATCGAGAGCCCGAACGCCGTGGAAGAGGAGGTCTCGGTGGCAAACACCGCGATCTCGATCACAGGCGACGGAACCACGGTCCTTGCCGTGACGCTAGTCAACAACGCCAACATGCAGCTCACCAACGTGTCCGGCACAGCGGCGAACTTCTCCACTCTCCGCCCAGGAGACGTGGTGACCCTGGGAACGGGCTTCAACGCCGCCAACCAGGGCACTTTCCAAGTGGTGACTTCGAGCGCTGCTAGCGTTCAGCTGTTCAACCCCAAGGCTGTGACCGAGACGGTTACCGCCATCCCTTCGTCATACAAGCGCGTATCCATCATGTTCTACGACTACGACGCAGCTGTGCCAGGCGACTCGATCGGCATCACGACCACGATCCTAGGGACACTGAACGTGGGGACGTACGTGATCACGGACATCCTGGACGCGGACACCATCGTGGTGGGCACGATCCTTCAGGCAGCTTCCTACACGAACTTCGGCGCCAACTCCACGGGCTTCTTCCTCCAAGAGGGAGTCAGGTACTACGGCTACAAGGAGATCCACAACATCTCCGTAGAGCCTAGCAACAACCAGGAGATGTCACTGATCTTCACTAGCCGCCAGAACGCGGACAAGATCAACGACACCGGTTCGATCACCATGTCTGCCACAGACAAGCTCAGCTTCTCGACCGCCCTGATCAGCGGACTAGACTCCTACCGCTACGACACAGGCCTCCTGGCCGAGGCCAACCGCCGAGTATACGGCGACCCGAACGACGACACGACCTACCCGGGCGTCTCGGCCGCTGGAGCAGAGATCTTCATCGATCCACCGTTCTTCCGACGGGTCCAGATCGCGGTCAACGTGCGCGTCCTTACGGGCGTACCGTTCTCGCAGATCACCGAGCAGGTCCGCAACGCCGTCCAGTCCCTGATCGATTCGAGCGACATCGGGGTGTCCATCCCGATCTCGTCGATCGTGTCCGCTGTGAATGCCATCCCTGGCGTGAACTCGGTTGCGATCTCGAGCCCTCAGTACGACGCTACCCACGACGTAATCCAGATTCAGCCATCGGAGAAGCCGCTGATCATCGATCAGTCCTCGGACATCTCCGTAGCTCAGATAGGATCATAACATGGCCATAGACGGAAATGATGCAAACACCAAGAAGGCCCTCCAGCTTCTTCGCAAGTCATTCAACCCGCAGATCGACGGGCCGAACACCCAGGCCGTACTAGCTGCCCTCGCCACCAATGGCGGGACGCTCCTGTACAACGTGCAAGCAGTGTCCGACAACATGTACGTGGTCTCTGCTTCCGGTCGCTATGTCGACCAGCGGCTGGGCGACTACGGCTTCACTAGGCCGGGCAACGTCGGCCTCCAGGACGAGGTCTTCAAGGAGCTCGGGCTAGAGGTCATCAACCGCAAGCAGGTCCGCGACCTGATCAACAACATCCTGGAGACCGTGTACGGGGTGGAGTACACCCGCGCCACAGCCTCCAGCACGAACATCGAGCCGTACGCTCTTGTTGACGGCGACCAGCTGCTCATCCAGTTCGACGACGGCCCGACCACCACCCTAACTTTCTCAGCAGCCCAGTTCTCCAGCATCGCGGCTGCGACGGCCCAGGAAGTATCCGACGCCATCACGCGCGACCTTAGAGCGAAGGGCCTCAACGGCTCCGCGCAGGTAGTGAATGACGGCGCAGGTAACTACGTCCAGATAATCAGCCCGACCACTGGCCCGCGCTCGTCCCTCCGCGTTTACGGTGGCCGAGCGCAGAACGCTCTGCTCTTCCCAATGATCCGTCCCACCACGGGAACGCTGTCCACCCAGTGGACGCTCTCGGTAGGCAACGGCGGAACTGTACGAGCGACGTGGACGGGCGGCTCCAATCCGTCCCCTGGAAAGACCAAGGCCGGCGACTACGTCAACACATACGGCACATCCTTCAACGCCGCCAACCGCGGCACGTTCACTATCACGGCAGCCAAGGGCGGGACGGTCGGAAACGCTTACGTTGAGTTCTCCAACCCCCTAGCCGTATCCGAGACCGTGGTTCAGGGAACAGACGACGCCATGCTGTTCTTCAACCCGCAGCGCAGGACGATCAACTCGAACATCAACTTCGCAGCGGCCTACCAGACACAGGACAAGGTGCTCGAGGTGTTCCTTCCGGCGATCACAAGGATCGTTCGTCGTAACCAGGTCGGAGCTGTCCACTTGAAGCCGTCCGCTACCCCGCTCAGCACGCCCAACAACCAGGGCTCGTACATGTTCGACATCACGAAGGCGTACGCCATTCGCAAGGAGTCCGGGCCTACCAGCCAGGTCGTGAACGCGCAGACACAGGGCATCATCACGATGACCGACTCCTCGCAGCTACCAGACGAGGTCGGCTTCGTGTGCTTCGGCTTCGGAACATCGCACGAGGAGGGACCCGTCCCGTACCTCGGACGCCCATCCAACAACACGCTCCAGATCGACCCCTCGTACACGTTCAAGAAGGTACACCCGTCGGGTACGGATGTGGCGCTGATCGGTCAGAACGCGCCGTACCAGCCAGTAAAGACCGGGCTGGACTACCCGTTCTACATCACGGATGTGGTCAGCGGGCGCGTGTACGCGCAGAGCATCATCGAGAGCGTAGCTGCCCTCGGGATCAATCTAGTATTTGTGATTCTTTACCCTAACGACGTCGGCCTAGGCCGGTGGGGACGCGACGGCTCTGAGAAGACCGACGTGTTCGGAGAGTAGTATGGACAAGGACAGAGAAATACAGCTTCTGAAAGAGATAGTTGAGCTCCAGAAGAGTTTGATCGCGGAGCTCTCCAAGCGCCCCGTGTTCTCGCCGGCTCTGGCGTGGCCGCAAGCAATCAACACGCCGTTCATGCGTACTGTGAGCTGCAGGGAGCAAGGCGGCATGTGCGAATACCCGTTTCCGTGGCACAGCATCACGCCTCCGCCGTGCAAGAAGTGCGGAATGATCGAGAACCCAGGATACACGGTCACGTGTTCAAAAGGCAGTTGAGTAATGGCACAGTCAAGAACCCTAGTAGCGGCAGCGATTCGAATATACATCAACGGAGTCTCCTACAACGAGGCCCAGTCCGTCTCGTACACCCTCGACAGCGGCTCCCAGGAGCTCTACGGGGTGGACTCGCTCTACCCCCAGGAGATCGTTCCCATCAAGAGCACGGTCAACGGCACCATAAACGGGCTGAAGCTGAAGTACTCTGGCGGTTTGCAGGCCAAGGGCGCTCGCCCGCTGGCGAACGACATCCTCAAGCTGCCGTACGTGTCCATCCGCATCCAGGACAGACAGTCGGGCGAGGACATCCTCCTGATCCCGAAGGCTGTGATCGCGTCGGAGACGTTCACTGCTGGCGCTAAGACGTCCGTGAAGGTCAACCTCACGTTCCGCGGCATCATCCCGTTCCAGCCTCTCGACCGGGTCTAATTTACTTTGTATTGAGATCTAGTCTCTTGGTCATGTGCGCCCATGCGCGCGCAGTGTTCCACGCGTCCGCTAGTGCGTCGTGCGGGAGGCCGAACCTGGGGTCCCAGCCGATCTTGAGCTTCTGCTCGAGGACCTTGGACAGTCCGCCGGCGATCTCCTTGTTGTTGGCCATGGCCCACGCCTGCCAGATCCCCTTGGCGTCGTTGATCCGGAAGCCCATGAAGTTCTCTTCGTCGTTCAGCCCGTCGCCCCTGGCCTCGTTGTAGAGCGCCAGAGAGTCGTTGGACGAACCAGCTCCCCACACCACCGGGTTCCTGGTGGCCTTGTTCCTCTTGTGGAACTCCTTGAGCATCGTGAACGCCTCGAAGATCCTGGGTGCACCATCCACCATGGGCTGGGTGATCCGGGTCAAATCGACTATCATCTGGGACAGGAGCTCGTTGGGGTCGACCTTGGTCTCGAAGGTGTCGAGTAGCTCGCCCTTGTTGTTGATCATCACTGCGCCGATCTGGATCGTGCGCTTGGATGGCTGGTTGAATTCGCAGTCAAGTACCATGATCTTCAAGGGACCCTCACGTAGATCTTGCCGTCCTCGGTCAGGCCGATCTGGACGTATGTTGAGTTCTCTACAAGTATCTCGCGCTCTTCGCCGGTCTCGTCTATTACGAGGTCGATGTCCATGCCGGGGCGGACCATCTGCATGTACAGGTGCTGAACCTTGCTTATTACTCTCCTGAGCTCGCCGTTAACATAGATGCGGAGTTTGAGCTTCATTCCTTGTTGTCCTCTTCCTTGATCCCCTCGACGTCGTCCTTGTAGGGCTTCATCTCGGTGCGCTTGGGGCATCCGTTGCACTGCCTGTAGTAGCACAGCC